CTTTCGAGATTCTGCAAACGCTCTAGGGTTTCAAGGCGTTCCCCTAAAAGGGGAATCTCACAGGCGGGGTTTTCTGTCAAGTGTTCTTGTAAATTATTTTTGAGCCACGCTATATATTTCTGTTTGCATTCACTCTGATGCTTTAATACCCAGACACTTGAAGCGCAGTCTGTATCAATGCCCATGTCTTTTAAAAGCGAAAAATCATTCAAAACTCGTGCAAAATGTAAAGCTTTTTTCCACGGTTCTAGCTCTTTGGCATATAAATAATTTTCGCCATTGTTGCCGAAACTCCAGCAATAACGGATATACGGGTCTTTATCTTTAAGCTCAGAAAAATCTTCACGCGAAATCCAGCGGTTTTCATTTTTATATTTGCCGTCAATTGCATCATGAAAAAGCTGTAAAGGCATAGGATTTATGTCATTTAAGATAATCTTTTTATAGTGTTTATGAGCAAGCGCAAAATGTGTCATTGCGCAACCCCCGGCAAATAAATCATAAAAATTCTCTGCTGGCGGAAAAAGTTCAAAGATTTTATCTGCTATCTGTGATTTTGAACCCTTGTAAGGAATGCCGTATCTTTTAGCCATGCTGACTAATTTACAGACAGCAAAAATTGCAAGCTATTAAAAAAAAGCACGCTTTCGTTTTAAGAAAGCGTGCAAACCTTTGAGGAGGTGGCAGACCATGCCCTGCGGGAAAAACCCGCTAACAAAACGATAAAATTGACAGAGAATTTTGTCAATAATATTTTTGTACGCTCAAGCGTATTATTTTGATTCACCGTAAAAACTGCCAGCTTTGGCAAAGTTCCAGAATGTGCTCCAATCAAGACAGGCTAAGCCGAGCTGAATGCGGCAAAAATCATCTGCAAAAATCTCTAAGGCAGCCAGGTTATAAACGTATGTATCAAATGCATGATTCGGCATACCTTCTTTTGCTTTCCAAATTGTGCGTAAGTATTTATTTGTGCGTTTGTCGTACTCTTCCATCTTGTTTTCAGCTTCAAACATTCTGAAATAATCATCATGAAAATCGTCCGGAAAGTTTGCATACCAGTCAGGCTGCAAACTGCCTTCGTCCCATTGCATTGTATTGAGCATCATGCTGATGCGGTCTTTGAGTTTTGTTGTATTTATGTGATAAGCCTGACCTAGACCGATGTTCTGCAAAGTTGCACGCGCAAACAGCTTGTAAGTTTCACCTCCGGCAATATAATCTGCACCTTTACAGGCATAAACACGGCTTGAGTAACGAAGGCAGAAAGAATAAACGTAGTCGGTATAATGACCTGAGTCCACAAGGCAGATGGCAATACGATAAAACTTGCCGTCTTTGGATGTAAAAACTGTGTTGTCGATATAATCTGCAAGCTTGTCCCAGACACCATTGAATGTTTCTGTAGGGCCGTCGATGCTGAAAAAATCAAGCGTCCATGTTACGCCACGGTCTCCGTAACCCTTAACATCAACAAAAAGCCGGTCTTTTTGAACGTCAACAGAAGCGCAGACAATAAGAATCGGGCTGCCGGCTTCTTTGGTTGCAATGTCATTCGGTATAGATTTGCGGATAAAGCCCCAGCGTTTATGAAGCATTGCTTTTTCATAACGAATCTGTTCATTTTGTTCCTTGAAGGGTAGACCCTGCTTCAAATTTCTGAAAGCGCGGTAAGCTTCTTTGTCGCGGACGCGGTTATTCTGAATGTCCCAGCACTTTGCCCAAAGTGCAACCATATCTTCCCAAGAGAACATGCCCGGCGGGTTGTAAATTGGCGAAATATGAAAAGATTCTGTAGCTATTGCAGAAGCCTGAGCTGTTGCACGCCATTCACCGCGCGGCATAATGTCGGCTTTGTCATAGTTTTTCATAACGCCGCCGCAATGCGGGCATTTATAGCCGACTGTCTCAAGAATCGGCATAAAGTTTTCATCGTTCTGCCAGACTATACCACCAATCTGATTATGAGAATCATCCCAGATAGCCCATTGAAGCTCTTGCATTTCACCGCAAAATTTACACGGTACAAAATACTTCTGCTGGTCTCCTTCAAGATAAAGCTTGTAAATTTTGCTTGTCTGTTCGATTGTTGGCGTTGATCCGAAATAGAGCTTGCGAATTGAAGCGTAAGCGTCTGAACGTGCTTCTACAAGGTCTTGTATTGTACCTTCTCCGCGCAGTTTGTCAGGCATACCGTCAATTTCGTCGACAAGAATGCACTTGTAAGAAAAGTTTCTGAATCTGTTAGGGCTTTTGCCGCCAACTGCATGAAGATAACCGCCTGGATATTCTTTTTTAAGCGATGTATCGCCTGTATTTCGCGACCCGGCAGCCTTTTTTGTCTGAGCATAAATAAGTTTTCGCGCACCGGCCCCGTCAATCATATGGTCAATTTTAGTGTTCATAGCTGTTTTAGCCATATCTTCATCGGTTAAGACAAAAAGCTGCGAGGCCGGATTTGACATTATGTTATAAAGCATAATGCTTTCAAGAATTCCAGTTGTTGCGCCAAGCTGATTGCCCTTCATAACAACAATGCGATGAGCCGGATTGTCGGGCGCGAATGCGTCAACAATTTTTTTAAAATACGGGAAACGCTCATAAGAAAAACGGCCCGGAAAAGGCGTAAGTTCACGGTCGATATAGCGCACGCGCTCTGCAAAAAGATGCGGCAATTCATAGCTTCGTTTTGATGTGAGAAGAGAAAATTGTTTTTGTAAATATTCTAAATCGCTATCAAGTGCAAGATTGCCGTAAATATTCATGCTTTAGTAATCTCCTAAAATTTCCCCCAGGTTTTCAATAAGCTGCCGATTCTGACTTAAAACTGTTATTACTTGATTTGATTCCATACCGTTTACTGCTTCAAGGTATTTTATAGACACTTCGTTTATGTCGCTGATTTTGTACAAGATTTCACGCGCCTGCTGCATTTCGTCAAATGTATCTTTTGGTTTTTCCACAATTTATCCCCTTGTTTAAAACTCAGGCTCTGCATAAATGCAATGCCCGTAAACACGGTGACGTTCATCAAGTGTCTGAGGGTTGTCAGGATTTGACGGCTGGACGTTGATTGATTCAGGGCGGCTATATCCAGGAATGAGATTTTTTATCCAGTCATTCTCGTAGATGAAATTTTTTATTGTGACGAATTGCGCTGTAAGAGTATCAAGACTTTGTTGACCTAAGCAAAATGCCGGTGTGCCATACATGATTAAATGCCGTTTTGTTGAAATGATATTTTGCAGCAAAAATGCTACTGTTCCGGCAACTTCTCCTCCTAAGCTCCAGCCGACAAAATACCACACATAATCTTGGCCGTAGGGTAGTTTTCCGTTTGTGTAATCAGCATAAATGTAATCAAACAAAGCTTTTGCCTGAAGATAGACACCTAACGGCACAATTATCTTTTTTTTGCCCACTTTTACGGTCTTCGGAATAAACAGCCAGTTGAAAAACCAATCTTTGAGAGTTTTTGTTTCCTGGCACTCTATGTAAATTCTTCTTGCGCTGTTATCGATACGATAACGCCAGTTAACCCCTGTTTTGGGGTCTTCGTAATAATCACGAGCAAGTTGCAGCTCGTTAAACAAGTCTAAATATTTCATTCTCTATCCTTACTCAATCTTGCCGTGAATCAAAACAGCCTTTTCGATTAAAACACAAGTAGCAAGCATTGATTGCGCTGCTTTTATTGCTTTCTCGTACATTTCTATCCAGGCAAGAGCTGCAGGTTCATCTGCTTTAATCATTGCCCATAAACGCTCTTTGGCTGCATCTGCATCTTCAACGCTGTCGCTGACTTTCTCAATCTCTTTTTGTATAAAAGCAAAAGCCTCGTAATCAGAATTAAAAGGCTTTTCGGTCTCTGCAAGTGTTTTAAGCTCTTTATTTATTAGCTTATCAAGTTCTTTGCGCTCGAACATTCTGTCCTCCTTGTTTTTTGTACGCTTGAGCGTACATCATTGGTATTTATAACGGCTGTGATAACCGTCAGTTTGCTTTGATAATCTGCAAAAAACTTTAGAATGCGCTCCATTTCTTGTTTTGTAACCGCAAGCCCGGCCTGTTCTGCAAAAAGCTCTGTAAGCTCTTCTAAAATCTTTTCTTTGGTTTTCAGTTTCTTCATGGTGTGCCCTTAAAAATCAAAATCAAAAGACTGTTGCATCATGGGCTGGTTTTTGCCCAAGATAAAATCGCAAATCCAGTTGCGTGCGTAATCTGTTGACATAAGACTGCGCTCTTTGCCGCATATACCGGCTGTATCGCTGCCTTTTGTGTCCCAGACGTTACGCACTTCTTTATCCCGTTGCTCTGAAAAGCCGTGCGTCGGCTCGCAATTAAAAAACCAGTAAGCGGTCGGTTTTCTGTAATAATCGCCACGCAGGCTGCGGTTTTTGTCAACGATTGACGGCGATTTAAGAAAGGCCGAAAGGAATTGAAGGGAAGAGGCAGGGTTTTCTATCACGATGCGCAAATTGCGCTTAAAACATACGCCGACAAACTGTATAAACAAATCAAAAAATTTTGCACGTTTTCCTGAACGCTCTAAAATCTTTTCGATTTTCTGCAAGGTGTTCAAATTCTGATAATTTTTGTTTGAAAGTCTAAAAAGATTTTGAGAAGCCTCGCAGAAATATATGCACGGAAAAAATGCAATAATCAAATCATCAGGTGTTATGCTATCAAACACGGTTTGCCCCCCCCATGCCATGCAGTTTCAATTGCACTAAACAGATCCGTAACAAAATCTGTCTGGCCGTAATCATTTTGAATGTCATAGTCAAACGCCTGATATCCGAGTTTCTTAAATTCGTTTTTGAATGTTCCTGACTGCTCAAAAAAGCAATGAACTTTGCCATTAATCTGCATTTTTTAAACCTTTTTTTTACGCTCCCAGACGAAACCCATTCCTTCTGCCAATTCTGCATCCGGAATCTCTACTGCAAATTTACCGTTGCCAAACACAACTACTTTCTTTCGCGACATCGCAAGTATGTTCTGTACTTTGCGTTTGATATAATTTTCATTTTCTTGTTCTGTCTTGGTAATTTTTTCTTCCAACATTCCAACTTTACTATCAATCTGCATTTCTCAAACCTTCGATTGTTTCTTTCAGCTCTTCGATTTCCGTACGGTTTGTATCGTACTTACCGCGCAAGCCGTCGAGTTCATTTGCTATGTGCTGTTTTGCATCACAAATACAACGGGTTAGGCCGTCGCGCAAATAATTGACAACATCGCTGCGACAATTTTTATCTGCTAAAATTTTTGCAATTATTGTGTCAACTGCGCCTTCTGGATAATCCAGTAATTTACTCATGAGCTGGTCTATGTAACCGAACAGCCGGCTTGTTACGAAATCTTTGGGGATAAGCTCTTGACGGCGTTCTTGTATGCGCAATTCTTTTTCGTTGGCTGCTGTAAGTGTCTGCAATGTTTTGGTAAAACGCTCAATGCCGGCTATGCCTCCGTAATTAACCACCAGCTCTTGTATTGTCATGTTCAGCATCGCTTCACTCAGGCCGGTGGTTATAGCTGAATTTTGCGCAGTTGCAGCGTTTAGAGGTGTAGCAGGGCTTGATACAGCTATTTTTTCTGTTTTGCGCGGTTTTGCTGAATTTGTTGATGCTGGACGGGTAATGTTTGCAAAATTTTGCGTTTGTGTTTCAAATTGCAACTTATTCTGCTTGGCTGTGAGGTAATTTCTGTTTACTGGATTGTCAGTATCAAGACGTTTGCCTGAGTTCAAAATGAGAGTACCATTTTTTATTTTTTCGCTTATTGACGGAGGACGAACTCCACACATTCGCGCAAATTCAGCCTGTGTAACTTCCATATTTGTGATTTTAATTACCTAATATTTACCTAACTATTAAATTATTAGTATTTTATTAGGCTATCAAAAAACCTGACACACATTTGAGAAGCGGCACCCCGCGCAGGATAATTGCAGAGGGTATGCTGGTGTAACAGTACCTTGTCTTTCAATTATAATAAACGTACATACAGATCCGTCAGTAAAAGTTTCGAGTAAATATTTTAATTGTCTATTTTTTTTTAAGCTTTCATAGAAGAGATTTGAACATCATGCAAGTAAAAGTTTTTTTCAACATAAAAGACCTCTTAAAAAAGTTTTTTTTAAAAATTGATACTTTTTTTGATTTTTTTTTTTTTAATGCGTTAGTCTGAAAACAAAAAGTTTTACTAAATAGAAAATTTGCAAATATATTATAATAAAATATAAATATTTTATTATAATATATATATTTATATTGTTTATATTTTTTAAAATATAAACAAATCTTGGTAAAAGATTTAGTAAAAATATTCAAAAAAAACAGCTCTATTTTTTTTATTTAAAAAAATAGAGCCTTGAAAATGCAATTTTTAATCATTTTTTCAGATAAAAACACCATATACAGTGTTATCTAGTTTTTTTCAAACACATATTACGCTATATCTAGTGTTTTTTCCTTACGGTTTTAGTTTGTTGTCAGTCAGTTCCGTAAAAAATTTATCAACTACTCCATACCGCTCCGGCATCTGCATAATAGCAGCATCAAGACTTGCGCGTGTGTAGTAATCAGTCATTTGAATTGTACTATGACCAACAAATTTCTGAACGTCTTCACCCGGAAGAAACGAGCGCAAATATGTAACGTAAGTATATCTAAGGGAATGACATGTTAGTTTACGACCTTCAGGCTTGACCCCGGCCTTTTTTATCGCTCTGCGAAATTCGTATAAAGCCTTGTAATCTGAAATCGCTTCGTTGTTGAAAGTGAAAAGCAAACTATCACTTTCGCATTTAGTCTTTTCAACATATGCTTTTAACTTAGAATAAACAGGATTTGGCAACGGTAAAACACGCCATTTCAAATTTTCATCGCTTCCAGTTTTATTAAAATTCTGTCTTTCCAAATTTTTGCTTAAAAAGCCATTAACGATTATTGCTGGTCTTTCATTGTACAATTGCGACGGCCTAAAAGCTCGTGCTTCTCCAGAACGAAGTCCTGTTGAAAAAATTAATAAAAACAGCAAATAAAACGATTCATCTAAAAAATTTTTTTCAGAAAAAATAGCTTTAATTTCTTTCATTGTAAATACATCGCTCTTTTTTACGCTTCCCGAAAAAACAGGGAATTTCGGTTCGTAAATTTTTGCACCGTTATAATTTGCAAAAAAGAAAATTTCGCGCAAAACATGTATGTATTGATTTTTCCATGATGCAGAAGTATTTTTTTTGGCTAAAATATCAATAATCTTTTTTAGAGTAAGCTCGCGCAAATCACAGTTTCCGAAATCGTCCAGAACATTTTTTAATCGTGCTGAATATAATTCTAACGTTCGAGAAGAAAACTTTTTTCCTAAATTTCTACGAACATTATAATATTCGCTGTCTTTTACAAACATATTTTGTGCGATATCTTTAACTAAAAACCTGCCGGACTTCTGATCCGCTGGTAGTTGTGAAATATACAACAATGCCTGTTGCTTTGTCCGGCAATCTTTACAAACACGGCTAATTTGTTTTCCTTCAGCATCTTTAAACCAATAATACCACCGCTGAACCATTTTGCTTCCAGATTTGACTGTTTTTCTGTAGATATGATACATCATTACTATCCTATTACCATTTGATTTAACAAAAGAAAATCCAACAAGCATAATTTATTATGTAATATTGATTTACTAGAAATCAAACAAACATTGAGAATATATATTTATTAACTTTCACAATTCCTATAGTTACCTATAGTTTTACAAAATAAGGGTTTAGTATTTTTAATTGCCTTAAATTGTATAGAGTTTGTTTTGTTTTATTACCATTTTTATTGATACAGCAATTACCAATCAACAAAAATTACCCCGTCTTTTTCGTGCCATTGCTTGTCTTGAATGCAGCATTTTGCGCCAATGTATGCGCAAGCTGAATAACAGCATATCTGCCGCCTTCATCTAAACGTTCAAAATCATGAAAAAAAGATGCGTATTTGTCAAAAAAGGCTATTTTTTCTGTTTGAGAATCAGAAGGTGTTGAACCAAAAACAAGCCAATCAAGAGAAACGCCCATATATTGCGCTAAAGCTGCAATATTTTCGCCTTTTGGTAGACCTTCGCACTGTCTCCAACCGTAATACATAGCTTGTGTCCATTTTCCGTCTGAGCTTCCGCTCATAATCGCTTCAATTGTGGTGTTGTTTTTCTTTGCCCACATCTTAATACGATTAAAAAAATCATCATGAAGTTTCATTTTAGCAATATAACACAAAAAATAATTAAAAATCACAATTTTTAACTTGACAATTTTGAAAACCCATAATATAACCAAATTATATACTATGGTTTTCCATAGTTTTTAATATTAATTTACGAGGTTGAAATGAAAGGACGAACTTTGACTGTTCCTTTTTCTGATGAAGAATGGAAACGTTTTGGAGAAGCCATGTTTTACTACGGCTTTAAAAAACAAGCCTATGTAAGAAATCTGGTAATAGCAGATTTACAGAAAAAGGGCTGGATTCCACAGAATCAAGCTGAAAAAACAGCGGAAACAGTTCCGCAGGAGGTTTAATTTTATGGATTTTACAACAGAAAACATGCAGAAAAAGCCTGAAAACAGCACAAAGGGTATTCTAAATCAGAATACCCTTTTGCAGAAAAATGCTGAAAACAGTCAAAAGGGTTACGATAAGAGCGTAACCCTTTGTGCAAAAAATATTCAGGTTTGGGCTTTTGGTGATACTTTAATTCGTACAGTTCAGCTTGAAAATCAGCCCTGGTTTGTCGGAAAAGACATTGCAAACGCTTTGGATTATAAACCAGTTACAAATCTTACACGCTATCTTGATCCGGACGAAGTTGCAAACTGTGTTGTTCCAACTTCAGGCGGTGCACAAGAAATGCTTGTAATAAATGAGCCTGGTCTTTATCACGCCATTTTTATGAGCCGCAAAGATGCAGCTAAAGAGTTCCGCCGCTGGGTAACTGGAGAAGTTTTGCCAACTTTGCGCAAGACAGGCAGTTATTCAGTCAGTGTTGAAGATGAACTTGAACTTGAACAAAAAAAGATTGAAGTTGCGCGTATCAAAGCACACCGCTATGTTTTAGAGCATATCGAGGAATTACACAAAGCAGGGTCTTTAAGCCCTGAGCTTATCGAACGTCTCTCAAGACCAGCAAAAAGACATGAAGGACACGTTAGCAGCCATCCGGTTTTAAGCCACCGCATGAAAGAATGGGTTTGCAATCTTGTTTATACACCAGGCAATTTTGAACGTCTTGCTGATTTGCATTATGCGTTTTGTGTTGCAATTGATAAAGAAGTTACACAATCAATGTTTACCAGATTATTAAAAGCAAATCTGCCTGAAATAGTTATTTCACAAAGAAAGCTTGACGGCGGCAATTTGCCTGTTCAAATCGTTATGAATTTCAAATTAAAAAAGGATTAAGAACTGATGCAAGAAGCTTACAACCCATTACAGCTGAAAATCTGGCGGCAGATTTCCTCTCGTGCTGTAAGAGAATCAAGAAAAAATCGCAAATTCAAAGCTGTCTATGTTGACGGCGTGCGATACCGCTCTTTTTTTGAGGCTGGTATTGATTCAGGGATTAGCTATGTAAGCATCAGTACAAAAATGAAAAAATCCGGCGGTGCGCCGGTCATTGTCGGTTATTCAGTCATTGTAGCTGAAGAATGGATTTTTAAACACCCTGAATATCTTTTTTAAACCAAAAAGAAAGAAGGTAGACCATGAATGAATGTGAAAGATTGGAGCTTGAATCTATAGGGCTGCAACTAAAAAAAATATCGTTGCAAATTGAACAACAAAATACAGCTGTTTCTAACATTGCCTTATTTCAACAGATTCCGGCATTTTGCACGCTTGAACAGGCGTGCAAGTTCAAAGGCGGCAGCGATGTTGAAAGCATCAGGCGCAAGATATGGCAGCAGCCTTGTTGCGGAACACGCGCAAAACGTTGCAACGGAAGAAAAGTCTGGCCGCGTGAAGAAATCATTAAATGGTTGGCTGTCACTGATGACACACTTGAAGCTTATGCAGAAAGCTTAGGTGTGAATATTTCACAATGGTTTAAAAACGGCAAAACAATTTACAGAGGTAAGTAATGCAAAATAATCTTTCTGATTTGAATAATCATCTTTTCTCTATGCTCGAAGATTTGAGCGATGATAAAAAAATGGCAGACCCAAGAAAATTAGAAAAGGCTGTTTCAAGAGCTAAGGCAATGTGCGGCATTTCAACACAAATTTTGAAAATTGCAAATACTCAGCTATCTGCAATTAGAACAGCTGAAAGCTGTGGTTTGCTTAATAACGATATGCCGGCACTCGTAAAAACAAAAGACAGTAACAAAGAAATTGAGAACAAACAAAAACTGCTTGAGGTTTTGCAATGAAAAGAGTTTATACATCTGAACAGCGCGATTTTCTCTTTGAATTCATTCCTGGTCACTCACTTAATGAAATTGTTAAGGCATTTAATAGCCGCTTCCAATTGCAGATTACACCAGAAATGGTTCACTCATTCAAAAGCAATAATCATGTCAGATCCGGCACAAAAAAAGGCAATCCGCCTGATACATCTTGGCTTTTTCCGCATGAAATAAGAGTTTTCATTAGAGAAAATAACACAGGCAAGACTTTGATACAAATTACAGAACTTGTAAACAAAGAATTTGGCACAAATTATTCAACGCAACAGATTAAATCTCTAAGGCAGCATATGCACATCATTTCAGGGCTTTCAGGCCGTTTTAAGCCTGGGCATGTTCCTTTAAATAAAGGCGTAAAAGGCTGGTTTCCTGAAAAGGCAAAAGAACACTGGTTCAAAAAAAATCATATTCCGCATAACCGCGCAAAAGTTGGAACAGAAGTAATGTCATCAGGCGGTTATTTAAAAATAAAAATTGCAGAACCAAATATCTGGCGATTTAAGCACATTATGGAATGGGAAAAATACAACGGCAAAGTTCCGCCTGGTTATTTTGTCTCATTCAAAGACGGCAATCATTACAACTGTGATATTTCAAACTTAATGCTCATAACGCCATCTGAAAATGCAATTATGAACACAAAAAAATTGCGCTCTGTTTCTTCTGAATTAACAGAAACAGGGCTGGTTTTGGCAAAACTTGAAAAGAAAATAAAAGACATCAAAAGGAGCTGAAAATGGCAAACACAAATGTTGTTGTTGAAACAGGCCGCTGTGTAAAAGCAGCTGAATTGAAGTACACACCAGGCGGTATGCCGATTTGTACCTTTTCTATTGCTGTAAACGAAAGAATACACAAAAAAGGCACGGACGAATATGAAAACCGCCCAAATTTTTTTGACGTAACTTGTTATGGCAATTATGGCAAGGCAATGCAACCTTATTTAACAAAGGGCCGTGAAGTTACCGTAACCGGCAAACTGCATCAAGACCGTTGGGAATCTGAGAACGTTCAGCATTCACACATCATTATTATTGCGCAAAATATTGAACCTCAGCGCGAGCCAAAAGGCAATAGTGGAAGTTATTCAGGCTCTACAGAAGAGCCCGCAGCAGAAGCTTACGAGCAAGCACCAGACGAACAAAATCCGTTCGCATAATTTAAGAGGAGCAGACCATGCAGACATTATCGTTTATTAGTTGGAAAGGCGGCACGAGCAAGACCACACTTGCAATTGCAACCGCAGAAACGTGCGCAAAACACGGCAAAAAGGTTTTGATTATTGATATCGACCCAAATTGCAGTATGAGTGAAGCATATAACCGCACGCTACAAGACAGTAATTCAAAACAATTGCTTTTTGGCTCTGTTGTAGAACCTTATCTTGTAAAAGAAACACCCGCAGGCGGCAGCATAAGCATCGTGCCGGCAGACCTAGATTTGAATTTAATGTCAAACTGTTTTGACATGACATTAAAAAATCAAATCAAACGCTCTGGTTATGAATCAAAATATGATATTTGCATAATTGATCCGCCGGGCAACTGGTGCAGTCATACACGCAATGCAATTTTTGCCAGTGACAAACTCGTTGTTTGTGGCGCGTGTTCAATGCTTGATTTTCGTGCAGCAGTCAGCTGTTTTCAACAGCTTCAAAACTGCATGGTAGAAGCAGATATTAGCGTAGTTGTTACTAGATATAACAATCGCATCAATCTTGACGGCATCGTTGAAAAATATCAGGCAGAATTCGGCGAATTTCTGTACAAGACACCAATGCCAGAAATTAAAAGCTTGCGAAAATTGACGGCAGACCCATCTTACCCCTTACATCCAGCAGTTCAAAAACGCTTGACAGAATTTGTACAAGACATGACAAGTTGTAATTTTGGAGGCAATGAATGCAAACTGTAAAACTTGATTTGTTTTCTTATGAAGAAAAAGAAACACCAGCTGACAAAGCAGAAAGCACAAGCATTTCTATACGGGAACTATACCAGCAACAAAAACAGGCTCGCGTTGTTCCAGTTTTAGCTCTTATGCCTGGTGCGCTTATTCCAGCTTATTACCATGTTGAAAACAAGCATTTCTTTCTTTTGGGAGAAAACGCTTTAATCACATGGATTGACCCAATAGCCTGGTGTATACCGCCAAAATCAGAATTTATAAAACCGCTTGGTTTTCGTGAATGGTATCAAAACTTAAATGAATCGGAGGTGTCAAATGCCTAAACTTGGAACTTCAACAAATGCAGTAGCTATGTTAATTCCACTCGATAGAATTAAAGAAAATTCAAATGTACGTATTGAATATAATCAAAACGATATTGATTCACTTGCTGCATCAATCGAACAATACGGCCAACTGCAACCAGTTGGCGTTAAACCAGCCGATGAAGACGGTTATTTTGAGCTTGTCTTTGGTTATCGCCGTCATCGCGCTTTTGAACAGCTTGTAAAGCAAGGAAAGCCTTTTACACAAATGAAAGCTGTTTTTGCAAACGGCAACACTCTTGTTTTGCAGCTTGTAGAAAATATTCAGCGTGCTGATTTGTCTTATGAAGAAAAAGAAAAAGCGTTGCAAGAAATGACAAAAGACATGTCGCAAACTGAAATTGCTACAACCTTAAATAAATCGCGCCAATGGGTTTCTGACCTTTTAGCTGGTGTCAAAGTTCGTGAGAATGCCGCAAATTCAGGCGTTGACACTTCAGAAATGGCAACAAAAGCTTTAGCTACAGCGCGGTCAGTTCCCAAAGAAGCACTTGCACAAGTTCTTACAGAAGCCAAAAAGAACGGTGGCAGCGTAAAGGCAACAGAACAGGCTGTAAAAAAATTCATAAACACAACAAAAGCTCCGCAAGCTGTTATAGAACCATCTTTGAAAGAAAATCCGGAAGATAAGTACGATTTTACTTCAAAGCACATGGTCGATTTAGGTGAAATTATTTCAGAGATTGCAAATTATCGATTTGGCTGGAATAAATTTGCAAGCACGGGCAAAGGTTCAAACGTTCAGCATACATGCAATCGGATTATTGAAATTTTGATAAAGCGGTTTGCTGAATGAATGATTTTGTTAAAAAGCCCGGTTTTATTTATATCGAAAGCAAGGAACTTGAACAAATTGTTGCAATCAGTGAAAAAACGGGCAAGGCTTACTGTCAAGACGGAACAACATATTCAGCTGATGAAATTGCTCTTCTTAAAAAGACTGACGGCATAGACCGCGCAGTGCATATCGTAAAAGGACAATTTCGCGGCACAATTATTGAGATACAGAAATGAACAATAATATAGATTTTTCAATATATAAAAACAGGCTTGTTGAATACTTGAATATGAAAGGTATTCAATGCAGAGAAAACAGCAATGTGCGTTGTTTTATTCCTGGTCATTTTGAAGCGATAGGCAAACATGATGATAATTTCAGCTGTACTGTCAACAGTGATTATGTCTTTTGTCACGCATGTAAAAAATCCGGCGATATTTACGACGCTGTTGAATGGTTTGAAGGCATTACAGACAAAAAAGAGCAGTTTGAGCATCTTCGCGGCGTTTTTGGCGGTGCAATTGCTGTATCGCAGATTGAGCAGCAAGAAGGTAACAAGAAACGCCGTGAAAAGTGGCATCTTAAAGATGATGCTCTTGAAAAAATCAGAATATACATGTCTGACAACCCTAGAATTGAAGAAATCACACGCACTTTTTTTGCTCAGCGCGAAAAAATAAAAGGCGGCAAATATCCAAAAGAAATTGTAGACAAACTTTTGCATTCGTTTCTTTATTGGCCGGGCATAGATATTGCACGTCATGATTTTAGTTTCTCTTTTTTGTATGAAGATGCTGGTATTCCTTATAAAGTATGGCAACATTCCGGTTTAGTAATTCCGCTTGCTAGAGGTTTTAAACTTCATTATTGCACAGATAAAGAATGTAAAAAATATAATTCAGGCGGTGCTAAAGCTTTTCCCGTTCCAACACAAATTGACGCTTCAAAGCCTGTTATTATTGTAGAAGGTGAGCTTGATTCACTTGTTGCACGTGCAGCAGGAGTAGAGAATGTTTATTCCGCTGGTAGTGTCTCAGGCGTAACCGAAGAAGTTATTAAAAAGTACCTTCTTTCGGCTAAAGAAATCATTTTAATGTTTGATAACGACCCTGCAGGCAGAAAAGAAATGGGTGTAGAGCCAAAAATTTCAGAAAAAGGCAACCAGCTTTCTATCACCCCTGAAAAATTACGCAAATACGGCTATACAGGCTTAATCAAAATTGCCCTGCTTGAACAATATAAAGATGCTGATGAATGTGTAAGAAATAACCGCGCAGACCTTATTTTTAAGGCAATCAAAGAAGCTTGTAAATATCAGGCTCAAGTAAAAAATTCTACTAATACAAGTAAAAGAAAAAAAACATCTACAAAATCACCGGCACGCCCCGCAACCGCAGAAGCTCCGGCTTTGTCTACAAGAGGCACAATGACCGAAAAAGAGCTGAAGAGTATTCTTCGGCAAGAAAAGATTCAGTTAAGTTGCCTGGAAAAAAAAGACGTACAGCCGTTTATTTCAGCATGTATGAATGCTGTTGTAGAGTGTACAGACGATACAAAAAAACTGCTTGAATCGTGGGGTGCACCGGTTGGAATGCTTAAAAAGGCCGGCGATATCAAACCGTCTTTTCTTGTTCATATTGCTGAAAAATATGGTCTTACTTATTATTTTATCAATAAGATCCGACATGCAACACTTACACCAGAAGAGCTAAAACAGCTTGCAGCAAGCCCTGATACACCAATTATTACAATTGATTTTAGCAAAGTTCAAAAAAACAAAGACTTTCTCAATTTTATCAAAAAGCACGGCAACAAATCCGCTGCAAATTTGTGTGCTTTTGTTTTGGGCGATAGACTGGCTTATGCAGAAAAAGGCAATTGTTTTTATCGATTCAATGGGCACGTTTGGGAACGCGAGCCTGACCCCTGGGGTGTTGTATATAACATTCTGGCAACAATTCTTAATTATTTTATCAGAAACAACAACGAAGGCACATTTAAAAGCGATGATTTGTTTGATGCTCTTGTTGCAATTGAACGCCGTTCTTTCCGTAATGATGTAGTAAAAGATTTGAGCGTTTTGCCAACGGTTTGGCATGAAAAAATTCAGTTCGACGGCGTAGCTATTAAAGAGACGCTTACTCTTCTTGACGGTGTTATAGATTTTACCGGACAAAATGACAAAAAACTGCATTTCAGAACAAGTATGCCTAAAGAATTTCGCATGAAAATGCTACCATACAAAATCGATGATGTACGAAATGCCGGAACACCTGAAGAATTTTTTAAGTTTATGCATGGAAATTTTAAGAATGATGATACATTAGAAATGCTCAATCAGTTCATTTCTTTGATTCCTTCAAGATGCGCTAAGTATAAAGTAGCAGGAATTTTTGTTGGCAAATCACACACCGGCAAAACAACAACAATTAACTTGTTGCAGGATATTTACAAATATCATCAAAACGAAAATTCAGCAACAACCGGAGAAAAAGAAAACATGCTGGTTCCTTTACCAGCAGAAAAAATCATGTTGCGCGGTAGATATGGGCACGCCTCAAACGGCCCTGATCCGTTTATTGCTCAGCTTATTGGTGCCGGCGCAGCTGTATGCGATGAAACCGATAAGAATGATAAAATTGATAGTGCTATTTTTAAAGCTTATACAGGCGGTGGAATGCTTACAGTTCGCAATATGTTTGAAAAGCCACAAAATTACGAACCAACAGCGCAAATCATTATTTCCACAAATTATAGTCCAAAATTTGACAGTTCAGACCAGGCTGTTATCAATCGAATGGTAGTTGTGCCCTTTTCGATTGTCCACGAGCCTGACAGTACAGAAACAAAAAGCGAAGATTATTTTGTTAATAAAATCCGGCCAGAATATCCGGCAATTATAAAATACTATGCAGAATTGTATCTAAAATTAAAATACGAAATGCACGGCAAAATCAAAATTTCAAAAGAAGCAGAAAAATACAAAGGCGATTATGTGCAGAACCAGGCAACAGACCTGAGCCGCTTTGTTGATACATGTATAGAATTTGTCAAAGACGATTCAAAATTTGTGCGTCTTAAAGATGTTTATGCAGCTTATATCCAGTTTTCTGGCGGAGAACTGGACGAAAACGGAAAACCAAAAGACAAAGACGGATGGACGCAATCAAAATTCACACGCTATTTTAAGGGTGACTACAACGAAGTTATTATTTCTCAAAAAAAATATCCAGGGCACACAGTACCAGAACAGATTGTGCTAAACTGTGTTTTAAAAGCTGTTCCTGTTGAAAAAGGTCAAACAGGGTTTCAAAGCACACCAGTGTCATACTCTGATTCAAAACAAAAACCAGAAGAACTATTTGATAATAATTCAGATTCACAAGATGAAGAAAATCCTTTTGACGATTACGACCCAAAATTTGATATATATTAAGCATTTTAATTATAAAGGAGTAAAAACATGCAGCAAATCAAAACAACCTGCAAAGATTGTTTGTTAAAAGACATTTGTATACATGCACGGGAAAACAAAGCGTGTAATAGATTTGTATCACAAAGAAAAAGGGAGAAAAAAGCGTGATAAACCTGAATGAACTTGCAAAAACATCTTACGAAATTAGCCAAAAAAGAGGAAAGCCTTATAGCGATGTAAGCGCAGAAAAAGTGTTGAAATACACTGCAGGAGAGGTAATAGAAGCGTCTTTTGCGGCATCTGTATATAAACACACCAGCGGCAAAAGCGGCCAACTCAAAGCGCAAGAACATCGCCTGTTTGCCGGAGAACTTGCTGATATAATCGTTTGTGTCTTAATTGCAGCGCATTCAGAAAATATTGATATTGAACAATCTCTTATAGATTGTGTTGAAAAAAACAAGAAAAGAATCAGGAGCTAAAATTATGAATGAATTATCTTTGATGATTAAAAACCTTTTAGATATGGAATGTGAACATATTTACAAAGGCTATATTTCTAAAGAAAAAGCAAAAAAAGCAATTGAAGCTTTTATTCTAAATTTTGTAGCAGAAGGAAACACAGCAGACATTAGACGTGCTAATCAAATGATTCAATACTGGGCAAAGTGGTGTTCTTTATACCTTGATAACGTAGAAATTAAAAATACAAAAAATCGAGGTATAAAAGTATGAAAAACACAAAACATAAAACATTGAAAACATCAAAATAGTAGAAAAAGGAGTAAATATGAACAGAAATAAAATGAAATTATACGCTATTGATAATCCTTGTTTTCTTGCGGATACATTTGTATTTGCAGTTCTCGATGATGATTTTTGTGAAGAGTGGATAGTAAACTTAGGAAAAACAGTGTGGATAAAAGTAAATTCTAGAAATAAAATTGAAGAATTTGGTTTCGATATTTCAAAGCGTATGCATAACTTGAAATTGGAACAAATTATAAGTTCAGCAAAAGAACCAACTATAGCTCAAAGAAAAGCTTTTTTTAAGCTTGACGGAGAATTCTGGGGTAGTCAAAAAATAAGATATGATAACTGTAAAAAAAAGGGGTGTTTCTAATGTCCTTTAATGAACAGCAGAAAAAAAATAAAATGAAAACGCCTTGTAAATTTTGTGAAAACTATGAGTTTGTAAAAAGCATTCACAAGCCCGGAATAGATGAATTTGACGGTTCAAGAATAACATATAAATACACGGCAGCATTTGTTAATGAAGCTTTTGTTAATGGCAAATCACGCGCAAGAACAACACACTATACATGGCTGAAGCTTAAATTTTGCCCGATATGTGGCAAGACACTAAAATAATAAAGCAAATCAAAAGGTGGAAAAATGACAGAGCAGAAATGTGTAAGAACTTATGAAGTGAAATATTCAGGATATCAAATGAATCCTTGTGCAGCAGTGAATTGTGAATCATTAAACTCATATCTTGAACATGGTTGGAAGGTGATATTTATAACACCGGGAACAGGCTACATAGAGTACATCATTGAAAGAGAAATAGACAATAGCAGAATGGAGCAGAGTAATTCTTGAAGGAGTAAAACTATGACAGATGAAGAATATGACAAGAAGCTGGAACAAGACGCAATTGATATTATGTCGGAAATCATGGAACTGGATAACGGCTGTGTTTTTGACCAAGAGCATGTTTTAGAAGTTCTTAGAAAAAATCTTCCATTTGTATACGAGAAAGGATATGAAGTTGGACGCACTCAAGTAATATTTGAATTTACACCAAAAGAATATGAAAGTTTTGAAAAAGAAGCAAAATCTTATGTAAATGCAGCATTTTGTAGAGTAAAAGCAGGTCTTGAAGAAATATCAATAGAAGATGCAATGCAAACTTTTATTGATGGTGTCGAACTTGGCTATAACAAAGCTATTAAAAAATTAAAATGTTGCGGAAATTGTAAAAAATACCAATTTAATACATTTCATCAGGAACTGGAATGTATTAGTAATACCTGTGAATGGGAAATGAAGGAAATATAAATTAAAATGACACACATAGAAGAGCTTCGTAAAACAATAGATTTTCTTGAAATATGCTCAAAAGAAACCGCGCATCTTGAAACAATTTATATAGATAACGTGCCATTTGAAACGCTAGAATCTGCTGTAATTCACATTTTGAGTTCAATGGATATAAATAAAGCTGGAATCTTATGCAAATATATAAACATAATTAATCATAAAAACATTGAACTTGTAAACAAAGCTCGCACAAAACAATGGGATATTACAATAGCACATCCAGAAAAAACAAAATCAGGAACAAAAATAATAGTAGAAACAGTAGTGTTTACAGGAACTAAAAACGAATTAAACAGGTTTTTATCAAAATATACAGACCTTGCTGGCAGCTATTGCGTAAAACCCCACAAAGAATTTTATCAAAATTCAAAAATTAAATAATTGGCTGGTTTGTTGTGTTGTCGATAAATTTTATTTCAAGACGCGCCCCTAAAGCAGCAGCAATCTTTTCGAGTTCATCAGTCTGAAATTTTCCCCGCTTAATTTTATTTGCCAGGTTTGACTGGCTTTGGCTTGTCAGTTCAGCAAGCTTTGAAAAATTAAGGTCTCTTTTTATTAAACAAAGTTTCAAATATTCTACTATATCCATATCAATAATATAACTTATAAATTAAAAAAATACAATGAAAAATGAAAAAAAATCATTAAAAAGTGATATTATTTATTGACAATATCACTTTTTAATGATATATTATCATTGTTAAGTGAAACAAAAACAACCAAATAAAAGGAATATGAATATGACAGTTTATGAAATCGTAACAGACAAAATCATCAAGCAGATGGAACAGGGAATTATTCCCTGGCACAAGCCGTGGCATGGCGGTATGGCAAAATTCAACCGCGTAAGCAAAAAGGGCTACTCTGTTTTGAATCAGCTTCTTTTGCCTTTTGACGGCGAATATGCAACGCTCAAACAATGGAACGAGCTGGGCGGCAAGGTCAAGGCAGGGGAAAAGGGAAACATTGTTACTTACTGGAATTTCATCAATAAGACCGAAAAGCAGGAAGACGGAACTGAAAAGGTAAAATCTTTCCCGATTCTTCGCTATTACACTGTTTTTCACATTTCACAGGTTGAAGGCGTTGAACCTCTTGAAAACATCGACTTTGCCAACATGGAAGTTGAAAGTGCAGAAGACGTAAAGAAGACTTACTTTGAGCGCGAAAGCTGCCGCCTTTTTGTTGAAAAATCAGACCGTGCATATTACAGCCCTGCTTTTGATGAAATTCACGTACCGGAATTGAATCAGTTTGAAAACAGCGATGAATTTTATTCAACCTTGTTTCACGAAATGACACATTCAACAGGCGCGGCAATCAGACTTGACCGCCTTTCAAGCACTGCTTTTTTCGGCAACGAGGATTACAGCAAAGAAGAACTTGTTGCAGAAATCGGAAGCGCAATGCTTTCAAGTGTTGCCGGACTGAACACTGAAAAGACCTTTAACAATTCAGTTGCCTACTTGCAGAGCTGGCTTAGAGTTCTTAAAAACGATCCGCGCATGATTGTAAGTGCGGCAAGTAAGGCAGAAAAAGCCGTTGATTATATTCTGTACGGAGCGAAAGAAGCGGCCTAAAAAAGCGGGGCTACGGCCCTGCTTTTTGGTTTTGTTCGACACCTTCGAGTTATTATGATATTCTCTATTTAATGAATTATTTTACTGAATTTGGCCGTTTAATTGCGCCGCCTGATAAAGAATATAAAGAGATACACGGAAACGATGAAATTCTAATTTCGATTTATAAAACAGAATCAGGTTTCTTTTTTTCGATAAATTGCAAATTAGGAACGCTGATCCGGTCTTTCTACCCGCATAACAACACGCCAGCAGCAACAAACGAATACAAAGCAAGAGAAGCTGCATCAATGTTGGTTTCTGAATGGGTTGCGGGAAACCGCGACGCAAAAAAACATCTGCAACCATTCAAAATTCTTGAATACAGACAGATAGAATTTGACTTCATTTAATAATTTCAAATTAAAAAATCATAACAAAATAACCGCGCTAATCTAGCGCGGTTATAGGATTTACTTATCAATAGCAAGCTCAACAAGGTAACGGCTTACAGTTTTTCCCGCTTTTTCAGCGGCGGCTTTAATTACCTCAATTTCTTCAGGTAAGGCAGAGATTGAAATTGTTTTGTACTCTACCGTCCGCCCTTTTATTGTTCCTGCAGGACGTCCTGCGCCCTCTCTTTTTCCACCTCTCGGCATAACTATCCCCAAAGTTTCCATACAATAAAAATCACCACTGCTATGATGATTCCTCTAATCACATTTTTTAGAATAAGTTTAGAAGTGTTTGACATAAAGCCCCCTTTAGGAGTAAACTTTGAGTAAAGATGCGGCAAGCTTTTGAGACTTACCGCACCACCCTGTTAACCGAAAATCAGCCGAATAACTGCTTCTGCAATTACCGCACTGATGACGGTTACAAGGATTTCAACAAGAGCCTTGCAAAGTGCTACCTTCACTTTGCGGGCTTTTTTCTTGTTGTTACTCATTGTTTACTCCTTTTACAAAGATTTCACAGAGGCAACGCCCCTGACAGTTTTAATATTATCATTGGTTTGATTTTTTGTCAATAACATTTTTTCAAAAAAACACGATTTTTATTCTTTTTTTTGTTTATAAAAACTTTCTTAAACAACAATATAGCCTAAAAAGAAGCAATTTAAACCACTGTAAAAAACAAATTTGTAATTATTTTTCTCTTTTAAGCGCATGAAAAAGAGCCTGAAGCAAAATATCATTATAAAATTTGTATGATACAGAACCAGTGCAATGGCCGCATCTTGATCCGATAGATGCGGCAAAAGCTTCATCGCTTATTTTGCCACTTTTCCAACGGCGCAAAATGTTTTTCGTGCGTATTAAACTTTTCTTTTTCACTATCATATAGTTAGGAAAGATTCTAAAACCGACAAAATCAACACCATTTTTACAGCTGCTAATGCAAGTCTTTTCGTTCAAATCAAGATGCAGCGTTTCATGTAAGAAAGTTTCAATTTGCTCTAAATAAACCCTAAGCTTGTGTTTATTGCCTGAAAAGATAAGAAAATCGTCCATATATCGCACATAATATTTGATGTGTAGCTGTTGTTTTACATAAAAATCAAGTTCATGCAGATAAATATTTGCTGCCAGTTGGCTCAATCTATTCCCGATTTTAATGCCTTTTTCCGGATTATCTTTTCTGATAATTTTCTCAATTAACCATAAAATGCCTTCGTCATCAATATAACGCCGAATTATCTGCATTAAAATATTCAAATCAACACTATAAAAGAATTTATGAATATCGCCTTTAATAAATTTTGTATTTTCCGGCTTGTGTATATAATAAGCAGCACGCCTGGCAGCGTGCATTGTGCCTTTTCCTTTTCTGCAGGCAAAACTTTCATTAATAAACCGCGCGTCAATATACGGTTCAATAACATTGCACAAAGCAATCTGCACAACTCTATCCCGAAAAGGCAAAGCAGCAATTTCGCGCTTTTTAGGTTCAAAAACGCAAAATGTAAAGAAATCCCCTAATTTATAAGTGCGCCATATTAAATCATTTTGCAATTCAATCAAATTTTCTTCAAGATTGACCGTAAAGTCTGTAACATGCTTGCGATAACGCTTATACGTTGCAATATTTGTTATTCCTGTTTTATACGCATTAAACAGATTCTGAAAATCATAAACGTCTTCAAATTTTGGTTTTTCCATTCTTATTTTCTTCTTAAAAAAATAAACCGGGTATTCGTAAATACCCGGCAAAGCTTTTTCTGCCTGTACTTAAAAGCACAAACAAGGCAGTTAATCTGACTTATATTAATTTGTCACTACTGCAAGTCCGTAAACTTTGCAGTATTTTTTTAGACTGTCTTTTACAAATTATATGTCACAGGCGAACCGCGCCCCAATGTTCGAATTCACGTTCCACGGGTAATTGTTCAGATTGACACATCGAGGGCCGCAATGCACGCCATTATTCCAATTCCCGCCGCAAATCAAAGCCGCCAAGCCTAACGAATTCGGCAAGTTCGCCGAATTTTTGCATTAACTGCCTTTTTTATTAATCAAACCGCCAAGAATTTTACCTATTTCAACAAGTTTCTTTGCAGCTGTCTCATAGCTCTTGTTTGACAGGTAACGGCGTTTATGCGCGTGTCTTACATGATATCTTAGCACCTGTAATTCGGTATCAATGTCATATAAGCCTGGCAACATATCACGCCGTCTATTGGTTTGAATAATCAGCCGAATGATTTTGTAACATGTATTCTTTGTTACCGCGCATAGTGCCGGCTTTTGACACGCTGGATAACGTTCAACAATCGGCTCATACCAGTCAACAAAGTCAACAAATTTTTGATACAAAATCAGATTCTCAACGCTGTTAGAGGGTTTGAATTTCCCCTCCGGAAAACCAGTGCCGCAGTTCATCAGAAGAACAGAGCGCGGCTATGCCGCGTCACAGGCGAACCGCGCCCCAATGATCGAAGCCACGAGCCACGGGGAATGGTCCAGATAGACACATCGAGGGCCGCAATGCACGCCATCATGCCAATTCCCGCCGCAAATCAAAGCCGCCAAGCCTAACGAATTCGGCAAGTGCGCCTGTCCCATGTTTGCGCCTAACACATTATACCAGTTCCATGACAGTGTTGTGTCTTGGCGCATTGTGTAATCTTCTTGCCATTCCCACACGTTTCCGGCGCAATCAACAAGATTGTTTGCCGAAACCGCATAAGGCTTTTCTCCAGCAATTGAATATTCGCCAGTACCAGTGTCAACACTACAGCCTGTATACGTTCTTGCTGTATTCGTTGTTTTTGTCCAACCATAAGAATTTGAACCGTCTTGACCTTGCGGCGTGCCGAAAGCACCATGCAGCCATTCTGAATAATGCGGCAAGCGCATTCCCTGAATTCCGGCCAGCTCAACAAAGTTATATTGGTTACAGCCCTCTGTTCCAGTAACCGGAATCGCACCATAAGATGATTTTAGCGCACCAGTTTGCACATGCAAACCGTTTGTTGTTGCCATGAATGTTATTGGTTCTGCCTGAGACATTTGATAAATGCACATCCAAATTCTGCCAACCTTTGCCATACCCGGCATAAATACCGCTGGTCTGTTTTTCAAGTCACCGATTGAATTAGGAATAACGCCTTTTGTTACATTCTGCTGCCATACTGTACCTGTTGCGCCAAATTTGATGCCGTTTGAATCGACCGGAATCCATTTGCCGTCATCAGAAACCTTGCGCACCGCGCCATAATGGAAAAAGCCAATTTTGCGCGATGTTAAAGCCGTGTAACCGCTAGGATATGTTGCATTTTTAGAAACAACAAGCTGTGGCGTGTTACCGTCAAAACAAAGATAAACGTAATAATCTTTGCCATATTCAAGCGTATCGCCTGAATCAAGATTTGCTGCAGGCGCAAAATCAAAATCTTCACGGTTTACAAACCGCATCCAGTCTGTACCGTTGAAAAAATCAATGGCTGTCCCGCCTTTGAAAATGATGTTGTCATCATTATATGCAAACGGGTCTTTTTTAGTTAAAAAACTGCTGCCAGTACACTTAACATTTGTGTTCTCGCCGATGATAGAAACTTTTGCTTCGTCTTGTTCTTCTTGAGTGCGATTGTCAGAATAAACATGAGCTGTTGTAATATCCATTACTTAATCTCCTTTATCATTTTGTCAATTTCTGCATCTGTGATGCCGAGCTTTTCTTTTTCACACGCCGGATCATATACATCAACAAAATCGTCTGATGTAAGCTCTTCAGGGTCTTTTTCTTCAGAACCTTCTTTCAGAACCTTTTTGTAAACATTGTTTTTCAAGTTCTCAAGCTGAGCTTTGAATCTTGAACCAAATTCTTTATGCTCTTTAACATAAGCCAGAGCATTTTCATAATCTTCTTTAGTGTTTAAAACCGATGGATAGCCAATCATTCAGTAAACACCTCCTTTACAATAATATTAACTGGAACAGCTACATCCTGCCCCCACTTAAATTCACCCCATTTTTTTGTGTTCCACTTTAAAGCCGGTGTACCGTCAATAATTACACCGTCTTCAACACGCCGAATGTAAATATGTATGCCGTCATCTTCTGCCCACGATTTAATAGGCAAATAGTCTTTAAACTTTCCGGCAAAATTCGCAAAAGCTGCAAAGTGCTTTTCTGGTGTCCAGTAAATGTTGAGACTTTCCCAAGATAAAACAGTTTCTGCACCGATTATGTCAGTAAGCAGACGCGCTGCATCAGCCTGAACGTGCATAAGCTGCTGCAAAGCACGTAAAAAGTCAGAATCATTCACATTGTCAGGCCGGTTTGTTACACGGTTTATGTCACCGAAAGCAGCAACAAATACGGCGTGAAAAGCACCAATTACATCATTATGCCATCGTGCTTTATACTCAGTACCGTCAAAGCCTTCGTCTGTTGACGCATCTACCGCCTGGCCGCCTGGATAATCTTCTGTTTTCGGCCCTGTGTATTCTGAATAGGTTTCGTCTATTAGAATCATGTTTTACTCCTTTGTTTATGTTAGATGTATTCAATGAACATAATTGCAGACATGTGAGACGGTTTGATTTGCAAAATAATATATTCAATAAAAGGCTTCCAAATTGCCGAAACTTGAATCTTGCGGACAAGAATTATTTCGTGATAAACATTTCGCAAAACACTGCCACAAACATAAAAGCAAGTTTCCCAATAACGAGAATCTTGCGGTATGTTGTATTCTTGCGTATAGTTTGTTTTTAGAACCGTCGGAGAAAAATGCCTGTCGCCGATACGGCGGCCATCTATTGCGTATTTATTGCCGTTTCTCATGTATTTGTTGCCGTCAATACATGTGTAAGCAACACTATTTGCACGCGGCATACGCACAGGAATATTCTCGATTACTTTAATTCCAGGAACAAAATAATTGAGCATCATCTCCAAAAAAGGCGCGGTTGCAAGCCCGTGCCGTGACCGCCAGATAGACTGCAAAAAGCTCCTACGCTGAACCTCTGTAAGAAGATAAGTAAAAGGCAGCTCAAAAGCATCTTCCCATTCTGTGAGGTTGCGCGTTGAAAGCGGGAACAAGTCAGCATGATTCTTTTCAGCTTCAGTACGTACATCTTCAGGCAGAACAGCCAAAGCCTTTGAAAACTTTGTAAGCGTGTTGCCCGGAAAGAATTTGAAAAGCTTCGAGCGCGGAAAAAGCATTTTTATAGTTTCAAAAAATTTCATACTGGAACTCCATCAATATAAAAAGTTCCAAGCTTAGAAAGCTCGCCATAACCCAAAGTGTAAGTAATTACATCTTCTCCATTAGATTTAAGCTCAATGCTTAAATAGTCTGCGCCAACACTTGTTGCATATTCGTTCATTACGCCTGCAACATTGTTATAAGTGATTTTATTTGTGATATTCTTTTCATTGGTTAAGCCTTTTATGTATGGCTCACGTGCATCAAAATATGTGTTTAAGGCAGCTTTTGCACCGTCAATAAAATCACTTACGTCAATGCCAGTTAAACCTGTAATAAATACATCAAAAGGTTTGACAACAACCGGCCTGACATTTTGAAAACTTTCATCATAAAGCGGATCAATTACCTGACCGAGCATCTTGCGCATAAGCCCCGTTTCAGGGTCATAAGTACAAGACAAGCCGACCTGTTTTAACAAAGCCGCATCAGGAATCCTGTCCGGATAAAGCTCAGGTTCACCAGCAACAAAAATAATCACGCCCGTGCTCGTCCAGTTTTCCCCGGATATTTCTTCGCAATCGCCATAGATATATGTCTGCAAAACGCCGGTAACTTCACTAGCCCGCTCGCGGTAATCAGCATAAGAACCGCCATGCAACTTTGTGTTAAAACGTATAGTTACGCGCCGGCGATATTCTGCTTCTGTTTCTTCGTCGTTGCCGTCTTTTACAACTTCAGAAACAATGGCTGTTTTTCCAACCGTTCCCAGAGCAGACACAAAATCAATATTGTCACCAATATCAAGATTGCCAACAGTGCCGCCTGCAGCGCATTTAACCGGAATAACAACCTGTTCTCCTTCGAGCAAAACAGTTTCTTCGGTTAGATAAATCTTGCCGGTAACATTGCTTTTAAGCTGTGTACCTGAGTATAAGTAAGAGCCGACACTAGTAACTGTAACAGCAATCTTGCCTTGCCATTGTGTTGCTGCTTTTGGCTCGCCCGCCCCGTACAAATCGCCAAGCATAATCAGCGGATTTATTGTTATGCCCAAAAATGATACGTTGCCGTAATAAGCTTTCTCAGGATATTGCTGAAGCCCCCACCAGGCAACATCTCTGTAGCAAATAATAAAAAGACCGGCAGTAATCTTGCATAAAATGTGAATAAAGCTTTTCGGCAAAAGCCGGAACGTCTGCCCAAATTTAGAACAAAAACCTTCATAAAGAATGTTATAAGTTTCGTCTATCGTCTTATTTTCTCGCGCCATTTCGCATAGCCTCCCAGTTAACTGAATATGTGTTACTGAAAATATCAGCACCGTCCTTAATTAGTGTTATTTCAAGTTCAAGCCGTTTAACCCCGGCAATTTTTCCGTTTATAGCAATTTCATCTGCAATGCCGTTTGAAACAATCCAGTCAAGGTCTAGCTTTGCAGCGTTTATTGCTTCTTTTGCATTTGCAACAGTCAACGGATTGCCGTTTGTTACCGCCTGAAATCTGCTTTGAATTTTCTCTGTGTTTTGCGCTGTGTAGTTACCCCACCAGCCCGAACGATTCTCAACTTTTCCAGAATCCTCAACATTGCCGCCAAAAAGAGAAATGAGAACAGACGTGTTAAAACCTTTATCAGACATAACAAGACCGTTCTCAATATTCATTTCGCAGCCGTCTTCAGTAAGATTCAGAAAAACATCCCCTTCAAAATCTGCTGTTGCCATTTTTACCGCCTTTATTCAACGATTTCAGTGCCGACGTGTACCATTCCCGTAACAGGGCAAATCGGAATTGCACAAAAACCACCTGATCCGGTTGCAGGAACAGAGCCGTTTTTAACAAGCGTGCCGCCCTGAACCGTTACATTTGGAGCATCAACAGTAACTTTTGTATCACATTTAACAGTGGTGTCATCTTTACATTCGAAAGTTGTTGTGCCCTTAACCTTGATATCAACTTTGTCATCAACTTGCAGGGTTGTTTCTCCAGTAATATGAACATCAACTTTTGCGTGATTGTTGATAGTCACATTACTAGGCGTATCAATTTCAAGAGTGCCGTCGTGATTCAGCTTTATCCATGTTTTGTATTTGCCGCTTCCAGGGTCACGGCTAAAAAGCCATATGTCACCTTCTGAAATGCTGTCTAATCCAGGCTGTAAAACGTTAAGCGTGCCGGCAACAGCAAATTTGCCCGTGCCGTCAATTTTGCAAAGCAGCATTCTGTCATCTTTTAGAGGCACACAATGAACGCCTGCAGGCGCATAAAGCTTTGATTCAGTGTTCAGATTAAAGCGGCTTTCAATCGTGTTAAAAATAAATTTTTCCATGCGGTTTTTTAAAATTCTGCCTATTCTGTTCATTTTATTGCTCCCACGGCCACTTTGCCGGAACTTCACTATTGCGCAAACCAGGCAAAACAAGCTGCATCTTTGTAATAAGCCCTTGTGAATCATCTAAGCTTATTTCAATATTTTTTGCCTGAAGCTTTGTTTCGCTATAAATTTGCGCAGTCGGTGATTTTACCGTTACGCAGCAGCCTTTTTGAAAAATAACATCGTCTTTATCAACAACGCCTGTAACTGTCAGCTCGTAGCTTACACACGTACAGAACATACTTGCAGCTTTTGCTTTTACAGCCGTTTCAAGATCCGAACCTTCAGAATCGTCCACAACATATGCAAAAGGTTTTAATACGCCGTTTTTTACTAAATATTGATTTTCAAAAGTGAATTTATCAGGCTTGTTTCTAACGTCTTTATCTTCATTGATTTTGGCGTAACCAGTTACATGAGAATAAAAATTTGTTTCGTCAAACTTTGGCTTACAGTCAATAAAGCGAATATCGCCTTCAATAAAAGTTGCGCAAGATTTGCCGGGTTTATCATTCCAAAAACGTAAAGAGCCGTCAGGCGCGTTTGTAGAAACAAGACCGCGCTGTTTTGCAAGTGTAGTCAAAAAATCAAGAATCTTATCGCCAACATCATAAGCAACATCATCAAAAGGTGCGCCGTCTGAACCTTCAAGAATTACATTAATGCCAAAAGGAGCGCAGGCATTTTTTGCGATTGCGCTTAAAGTCATGCCGCTGTAAGAAGGCGGAAAAAGCGTGTCAGGCAGTGTGCAGTCTAAAACGCCGCATTTTGCATAACCCTGTAAATTAACAGTTCTGCTGTCAGGTGTAATCTCAGGGTCAGAAACAAGAAGTTTGCCGGCAAAAACAATCTTTTTGTTGTAATAAAGAACCGCATCAAGATATGTAAGCGGTTTGAAAGAATTCTTAAAAATATCTTTGTCAGGGTCAAAAGGCGCAGATAAAGAAAAAGCGTCAGGCGCGTCATCGTTCAAAACAAGTTTAAACGCTGTAAAGCCCGTAAACAATGTACCGTTCAGCAAAAGAGAAAAATTGTGCTCTGAATCAGAAAGCTTTTGAACAGGCGTGTTTGCCTTAACGTTTTCTTCAGGAACTTTCTGATCCGGAATGATAATAATATCGCCTGGAAAGATAAGTGGAGAACCGTCTGATGCAGCTTTACGCCCTGCAAGCTGTGGATTTGCCTTAACAATATCCGGCCAACGTGACCACGAACCAGTGTTTGCAAGTGCAATTTTGCCGAGCGTGTCGCCTTTTTGAACTGTGTGACTATATGACATAATAGCAAACCTCCCTGCCCATTGGCAGAAGTTCCATTTCATCAGCGTTTATGTTGTTTTCCTGGATAAACTCATCAATGCGGTCAAAATTGCCGTAAAGCTCTGCAATCAGCTCTAAAAGCTGTCGGTCACGGTCAATAACAATTGTACGGCGTGCAGGCAGATTAAAAGCTGTATCGAGAACATACCAAGTTGTGTCAGTTACAAGTTTGTGCAGATTGTAATATGTGTCACTTACATCAAGCGAAAGATTCTTGCTGTCATAGCTGTCAACGTATGTTGTGTATGAATCAAACAGCTCTTCGAGCTGAGCCATCGCCTGAACAGCCTCTTCGCGGTTCCTGAATCCTGTTCCCTTTTTTACATCTGTTGACTGTGCCGCAGAAAGAATAGCTCTTGCAGTGCTTGAGACAGTTGCCGTAAGAGAAAGAGCGGTTGAGGCAAATTGATTTTTGATATCGTTCTTTCTTACCGGCGTTACATTAAAAGTGCTTTTAAGATTTGAACTTGCAGTAATAAAAGATGCAACAGTTTTAAGCGGAGAAGTAACACTTGTTGCCGGCAGCTTGAAAATTGCAAAAAGACTTGTTGCAAAATTGCGTGCCGCTTCTTTGCTGCCAGCCTTAATTTTTTGAGCAAAATCTTCTGTCTGTGTTTTTAACGTCTGAAATGTTTCCCACGCAGCTTCATTTTTTTCTGCCTGAACCCCTGCTTCTGCAACTCCAGAAGTATTGCAAAGATTCTCTTGAGCAATGTCTTTCATTGCCATATAAGAAACCGTTACATTTTCTTCAAGAACCGTTGTAAGTCTTATCTGCTCAGAAGCATCAGAAACCTCAATCTCTGATGAAAAATTGTCAGTTGCAGATTCTTCAACGGCTTGATATTCCTCTTCGATTTCTTCAGCCTGCGCAATTGCGCTGTCTGGCATAGCTTCGTCAACAATGGTTTCTGCAAAAGTTAAAGAAACAGTTGCAATATTTGAAGCTGTTGTAATTTTGTCTGAGCGTTTGACGCTGCCAGTCGGAACAACTTTGCGTGTACCATAAACAGGATGCTGCAATTCGCCGATACCGGCAACTTCAAGAGCCTTTTCAAAAGCGTCTGCCTGTTCCACGCAGTCAGGGCCGGCAAAAATACATTCAAGCGGAAACCGCCGCCCGCCTCTGCCAAGAGACTGAACCAGCGCACCGTCTTTTGACGGAAACGTAAAAGTCGATGTTTTTAGGTCTGTTTCTTTCTCAACATCAACATAAAGAAAAGTAAATGTTTTTCCATTCGGCGCGGTATATTGCGCTTCAAGTAAATTTTCACTCCATGCCATGCTAGTATCATGTTCTATGGAGTGAAACAAAACTATTTAATTTTCTCTAATTGTACGCTTGAGCGTACACTATATACGGCAAGAAAATATGTCATGCAGCCAGTGTTCAAGCCCTAGTGCAAATTCATCATCTTCTGGTGTGTTGTGGCTTTTAAGCTCGTCAATGTATGCATGAACTTTTTCTGAATATGAATGACAGGCATCTTCTTTTTCTGGCGGCAGCTCAAAGAACGAAAACATTTCTCTGAACATATCAAGCCCCGAAAAAGACAAAGAATTCTCTTCAGGGCTTGCACTCATATTTTTATGCCTGTGGCGTTTGTTATGGCATCTGTGGCTGCTATAAGAAAACCGCCGATTGTAACCAATGTTGCCGGACGCAAAGTTGTGCCGTTTTTATCAGCATTGATAAACAGATCCGCAACCATGCGGATATTAAGCAAACCTTCACAGACGGTGTTGTCATCTTCAACACTCATGTAATCTACAGCTTTGTTTTCTGTCATATTTTCCTCCTCGAAAATACTGAAAAAATTAAGATAAATTAAAATGACATTTCTTTTTTTTTTGTCAAGTGTTTTTCTTATAGTTTCCTATTGTTTCCTATAATTGTTTTTTTTCTTCTATTATAAAGCCCTCTTTTGAGGGCTTTTGGATTAAGCAACAAACTCGTGCACTAAGCGCAAGTCAGCTGAAATGTATGTAGCATATTTGCAGCTGAACGGGTCAAGGCTGTCACAAGAAAGTGAAGAACCGTCTGCAAAATCAAAACAAAGAGTTGAGCCGTCTTTGTATGAATTTACAGCATACTTTTTTACAAAAGCAGAAAAATAGTTTGTGCTGAGGGTTGAGAAGCCCCAAGCGTCCTCAAGGCGGCTAAGGATTGAAGAAAAAGAATTGAATTTTAACATAGTGTGCCTCCTGCGGCTAAAAAAGTTTGTTTGCTCTTATGTCTATAATAATAAAGAAAAGATTATAATTTGTCAAGTATAATTATAATTATTTTATTATATTTTTATTGTTTATTGACTTTTCTATAATTGCAAAGTAATATGAAAACATGGATTTGTCAGAAACAATAAAAATTCTATGCATCAAAAGAAAAATGTCTCAGTCAACGCTTGCAGAAAAAACAGGGCAAAGTCAGCCAAATTTAGCAAGCAAACTAAAACGTAATGACTTCAAAACTTCTGAACTTGAAAAAATTGCCGAAGCTTTAGATTCTCACCTTGAAATCAAATTCATAGATAACGCCACAAACCAGCCCATCATCTAAACTGTCTCTCATTTTTAATAGTTTTGTAACTTTTGCAGTCATAAACTCCCTGTATCAAATAAACAAGGAGTTTTTTTTATGCTTTCAGCTTATGCAATGGTTGTTGATGACCCATCTAAATTCTATCTGCTGTCTGATGATTTGAAAAAGCGCGTTATTGCAGCAGCTGCAAACACTGTAAACATTCAGGCTGCAAAGACACGCAAAAACGCCGTTGAAAACGTCAATATGCAGTTCAATATCCGCAACGGCTTTACTGTCAAAAATATCCGCTACACAGCCTGCCCTAAAACAGTTGTAACGCTTGAAGATGTTCAGGCAGAAGTTGGTGCAACCGAACGCGCCGATTATATGGAACTGCAAGAAAAAGGCGGTTTTCATATGCCGCGCAAAGGCGGGTTTGTAAACATTCCTACGGATAAGGCGCGAGAAGGCGGCACTTTTGCCGGAAAGGTTGCAAGCACATCAACAATCCGCGCCCTAAAAAAGCGCAAGCTTAAAGGCAGATATACGCATACTTATGCAAGCAGCAAGGCAAGAGCTGTTGCGCGTGCTTATGTTGCGCATAAAACAGGCAGTGTCATTCATTATGGAAAGGACGTTTTTGAAGTTACCAGCTTTCAAAAATCCGGAGACAATATTTCTTTTGAAAAAGAAATGATCCGCAATGTAAGCTTTACAAAAACGCCTGTAAAAGCAAAGCCCTGGCTTCAAACCGCAAGCGAGCAGCCTGCCGCTGAATGCCAGCAGATTTTCAATTCTCAAATGGACAAAATCGACAAGATTTAAAAACAAGCTTAGACTTGTACACAAAAAAGCCCGTATTCGCTAAAAAACAGCGTTATACGGGCTTTTTTGTGCTTTCTAGTGTAATTTTACGTCTAAGCGCAAAAAGCGTCTAAAAACGGCGTTTTTTGCGCTCTGCGGGCTTTTAGAATTTGCCTGAATGATACTGGTTTATGCGCACGCCTGGAGCAGAGCCGCTTACTTGAGCTGTAAGACCACGCTCTAAGCCGATTGTAACATTGCTGTTGCTTTCGCTCTGCGAAAAATAACGCTCTGTCTGAATACTCTGCGCATCGCGTGCCGTAATCGGCGCGTTTGAAACCACTTCTCCGCCGCCTGAAATTTCCGACCGGAAAGAAGCAAGAGAAGACTGCCATTCAGCAATCTTGCCGCCCACGCCTGGAATCCAGGTCAAGCCAGCCATAAGCTTTTCAATCGGCGCAAGCAAAAAAGAAACAATCGCACCGCCAATCTGACGCAATACACCTACAAGGCCGCCGGCCTGAAAGGCAGATACAAGCATGTTCCAGCCGTTCATTATGGCAGAAAAAATAGCGGTAATTTCGCCAACCGCGCTTGCAATAGATTCGCGCACTAAATCAACAAGTCCTGTTATCAATGTTCCCAAAATCGGAATATTGGCAATCTTTTCAAGAATTGCATCAATCGGCGCGTTTATTGCCTGAATAATTGTGTCACCGATTGCTTTAAGCCCTGCAATAATGCCTTCGTCTTTGAATGCCTGAACAATGCTGTTCCAATTTTCAATTAAGCCGTGCACAAGAGCTATAACTATTCCAAGTGGCGGCACGATAATCTCAAGAATGCCGGTTGCAGTCTGTCCCCATGTTTCCCAGTGCTTTGTAAGCAACACAATCAAGCCGACAAGAGCACCTATTGCAAGAATTATCCAGCCGATTGGAGACGCAACAAAAGCAGCGTTAAGGATATTCTGAGCAACAGCCGCCGCGTTTGTTGCAACACTATAAGCCGCCATGCCGATGCGGCCTGCAGCAGCTGCAATTGTGTTGCCTTCTATTGCGGCTGTTGTTCCCCATAACGCCGCATTGTGTGCAAGTTGAATACCTGTAGCAATGCCTGTTACAACCTGATAAGCGGCTGTTGCAATCTCAACAGCTTTCATACCGATTGCAACCGCCATGATTACAGTTTTATAAAGTCCAAAAGCAGCTATCAGCGGAATGATAACCCCGCGCATATTTATAAGCGTGGTTACAAATCCGGAAACAATATTTGCAACAGTCAGAAGCCCGTTTATCAATGTTGTAGGGTCAAAACTCTGTATAGCCGCAGTCAGCTTTGTTATGCCTTCTGCGCCCTGTGTTTTGAATGCCTCAACAAACTTAAAACCTAGCTCTGTAGCTGCACTTGCAAGGCTTTTAAGCTGTCCGGAAAGACTTTGCTGCATAGCGTTAGCCATGTTTTTGGCTGCATTTTCAGAATCATGCAATTGTTTAGAAAAATTCTCAATTCCAGCCGTTCCTTCGTTAAGCAAGATAAGAAAATCGCCTATCGTGCGTTTACCAAAAATAGCCTCTAAGCTCTGAATCATTGTGCCCTGGTCAATTGAAACAAAGTCAGAAATATTAACCGCATCGACATTGCCGCCTGCTTCTGCTAAAGCTTTCTGATAAGCTTCAAGTCCGCTGGTATCGCCGAATACATCTTCGAATTGTTTCATTATGTCAAGAATCGGCAGCATATTGCCCGCGCTGTCATACGCTGAAATGCCAAGTTTGCCTAGTGCTTCACTTGCGGTTTTTGTCGGTGCAGAAAGATTGAGCATCATATTTCGAATTGCCGTTCCGGCTTCTCCGCCCTTAATACCTGAATTTGCCAAAACGCCAACCATTGCAGAAAAATCTTCAAGCGTGCCGCCTAAAGAGGTAAAAGTCGGCGCGCCGCTTTTAACCGCTTCAAACCACATATTCATGTCTGTGTTTGCCATGTTGGTTGTCTTTGCTACAACGTCGCTCAAATGCCCTAAAGAGGCGGCAAGGGCTTCATCTTCAAGCGGTTTGCCGAATTCGTCTTTCATCATATTGAAAGCACCCATTGCATCGGTTGCCATATCTACGGCAGAGGTTAAATCTATGCCGGTTGCAATGGCTAAACTTGTAGTGCCTTCGAGCAGGCTCATTGCCTGAGATGATTCAATGCCAGCCATTGCCATTTTATCAAGCGCACCTGCTGTATCAACAGCAGAAAACGGCGTTATGCTTGCAACACGCCGCGCCTCAGCTCCAAGAGCTGCTAAATGTTCCTGGTAATTTTCAGAGGTAACATCTAAGTCTTTGAATTTCGCGCCGGCGGCTGTAACCGCATCATCAAACTGAATAAACTGCTTTGTTGCAACGGCAATGCCGGCAGCAACGCCGGTAACGCCCCATTTAAGAGCAGATTTGCCCATATCAACAAGCTTGCCTGGAATAGCTTCTAGGCTTTTTTCAGCAGTATGCAAATCATTTTTCATCAAGTTACCGATTGCACTGCCTTCTTTTGCTACTGATTTTAAAGGGTTTGTGAATTGGTCTATAATTTTGAATACGGTTTCAACCGCGTATCTTGTTGCCATTTTTGCTCCTATACAAAAAAAGCACACCTTGAGGTGTGCTTTTTTAACTTTAACGCTTCTTTTTACGGGCAAGTTCTTTGTTTTGTTTTGCCTGTTTTTGAAGCTCAATTAATCCTGGTATAAGAGAATCATACCAAAAGTGCAAATCTTTCATAGTTAAATCTTGAGGCTGTATCGGCAAATGATAGTCAGAATAAATCTGTCTTATCATTATGTCGAGATGGTCAGAGCCGTGCACAACTTTTCTCTGGCCGTTATCAGCAATTTCTAACCTCAAGAAAGAATGAAAAGTGCCATAATGCCCTCAATCAGATTAAAGTCAGTTGTATAAAGCTTTCTAAAAAATCCGACATCTTGACCAGTAATAGCACTCATACCGGCAATTTCTTTTTCGGCTTGCTGGTTGTCTTTAAAACCGTCCATTGCCAGACGCAGTTTTGCACCCGGATTCTGAATTTTAATTACTTTTCCAGCAAAACCTTCAGGTGACTTCTCGCTGATTGTGTAAATAATTACATCATCTTCGATAACAAGCCGCCCTGCAGCCATTGCCTTAATAAACCGGCGTTTTGTATTTGCTACAAGGGCCGCCTGGTCGTTAGACAAATATTGAACATCAAAATCCAAATCGCAAGCTTCACGCCAGTTTTCAAACTCTTGTTCAGCAAGCTCTTTGTTAATTTCAAGCTTTTCCATTAGTCTGCCTCTCTAGGTTTATATTTATTGCTTTTCGAGTTTGCCCATAAGGGTTAAAGATACAGTGTTTTCAGAATCATCGTGTTCAAGCGCGTCTGTAATCTGCATCTCGCCGTTATAAACAGTGCCGTCAAGCTTAGTTCCTGAAACCGGAACAAACTCCATGCTGTTTTGCACTTCCTGCAAGAATTCAAAATCATCGTTTTTTGGATTGCAAAAAACATTGATATCTGAAATCTGCCCTGTATGATACTTCTTTTTGATGAATGTCGAACCGTCTCCGGCTGTCATAACTTCGTTCTCGTATCCAGGAATTTGAACCTTTACGCTGTCGTCGTTCTTACAAGTAAAACGGCGGCCATTGATAATTATTGATTCCCAAGCACCACTAGCCATTTTTTAACCTCCGATTAAGCAGCCTCGCTGCCAAAGTTAAATGCAAAGTAAATATCGTTGCTGCTTACTTCGATATTGCCTGAAAGCTTGACCGGGAATGTTGTATCAAGACGTTTTGGGTTTTCGCTGTTTATCGAAACGGTCAAATTCTTCTTTGTGTATTTTGCATCTGCAATGATTGCAAGCTTAACAAGCGCGTCTGCAAGATTGTAGTAATAAGCAACGATAGTCTTTGGCTGCACTGCCTTTGGGTTTGTAACAATGTCATCATCGTTAACAAGCGGCGCACCTTTCAAATCGTCCTGCTCCATAATCAGGCGGACGTTGAAACAAATGTTCTGCAATTTGACGATATCGACAACATAACGCTTTGACGGGTATTTTCCGGCATTTATCGGATGATACATAGTGACAAAGTCGTTCATAACGGCGTTGCCATTTTCGCCTGAAAGCTTCAGGTTTGTAGAGCTGCCTTTCTGGATTGAATTGTTACGAACAAGATAATTTTCTTGTGCTTCGTCTGATCCGGCAAGCAAGCCTGTCAATGTTGACTTAACATCTTGCGCAGGGTTGTTGTCGAAAGTTTCAAGCGCAAAGAAAGCATAACGCGCTGCAATTGAAAGCGGCAGTTCTGGAGAACCAACCGAAACACCAAGCGCGGTAATATAATCTTCTGTTCTAAAGTCTGTAACAGCCACGCGCTGAGCGTATGCGGCATTACAGCCAACAATTGAGAAACATGGCTGTTTTACCATGACATTCCAGCGGTTTTCACCTTCAGCAAAGAACAGGTCAAGAATATCCGTGTTTGTAAAGTCCCATGTGTTGAGTAAACAGGTGTACCACACACCGCCCATCTTTTTGAAAGCGTTTGAAAGCTGTGTTGACGGGTCAATAACGCCGCCCGAAAAAGGAACAACTTCAAAAGTCAAACCGTCAACAGAGCAGTTAAGAACATACTTTATGCCGTTGCCGCTTGCCCCTTTCCACTTTGCGGTAAATGGCAAATACTGAACCTCAACATCGTCAATTGTTTCAGTTACGATGTCGCCAGCTGTTGCAGGCATTTCAAGAACTGCATTTACAGCGTCTTTGATGTGTGCCATAACTTCCGCACCGGTTTCACCTTTTGCAACTGCAAATTCGCATCTTTTGCCGCCAACATAAAGCTTGCCTGAACCGCCGGAGGTTGCTGTTCCGGTTACAGTAATCTGACCAGTTGCAGCAACAGCGTTAACCGGTGTATCAACTGGAAAGAAATCAACAGGGCAAGAAAAGCCCGTGCCGGTCTCAGGGTAAAGCTGAAGAGCAACAAGATGAAGCGGAGAACCGTAGCCGTAACGCTCTGCAACGGCGGCTGCACTGCCTTCACCTTCGTATTTTTCAGTTGGGTATTCAACGCCCGTATTTGCCTGACCAAAAACAGCAAGACGCTGCGGCAAGAGCTGTGCACCGTTCTTACTGAAAGACTTATAGCTGATATCTACACCTACTACGCGCGAAATTGCGCTTTGTGAAAGACCCATTCTATTCCTCCTTGTATTCCTCTTTTATGTTCAACAGAATTTCACCCGTAGCTGAATTACATGTAAGATTCATTTCTTCAAGCACATCCGAAACAACCTGAGGGCTGTGTTCGTGAAATTCAACTTCCAGTGCAATTCTTTGAACGCCAACTTTAACCGCGCCTTCGCTATCTCTAACAATGCCGCTTTTACAGCTTGCAATATGCTGGTTGTTTACAATGCCGCGCAGTTTCAAATAACGATAATTTGCAGCCTGCAAGATGTTACGCACAAAACGCGCTATCTTCATGCTTTTAATTTTGGCAATACGTCCGGCAAAACCTTCACCGTCATAATTGCCGGCTGCATAGCAATCAATGTTATAAACCGCATTAACTATGCGGTCATTTGAACCGTCATCGGTATCTATCAAATATTTATCAAAAGATACGTTAATAGCCGGAAAAGGATTTTCTTCATCCTGAACGGCCCACGGTTCATCATTTTCGATATACACTTTAACGTCATAATCTTGTTTAGCCGGCAAATCTGGAGTTGCTTCTGCAAGCTCGTGCTGATTTAAAAGTTCAAGCGCGAGGATGCCTGCAACCTGGTCACGTACTATTTCAACGTTGTCAGGTTCATTCAAAAGTTCATTCACTTCCGGGCGCGGTTCCGACATTGCCAAACTCCAAGCTCAAGATTAAAAGCCCGATTCCCAGCCTGCGGTCAGGCTTAAAATCGGTTACGTATGCTGTGTACTCTTTTCCGCTTTCATCGCTTGCGGTTTCTATCTTCCAGCCGCGACCGGGCCGGATATATTCGCCATTTTCTGTAGCAAGCTTTGAAAGCCTAAAAGAAGCAGTAAAAGACCTGCCTGATATCGGATTGCCTTCGGTGTCGATTGCAAATCCGATATCGTTAATGATGCCAGCGAGTTCGTATTTGTTCCCGCTGGTATCGATTAATGAAAATTCACGCGCAAAGCCGTTTTCTGAATCTTCGAGAATAAAAGAAAGGTCATTTTCGGCAAGCGCGTTTAAATTCATTTTGTTTCTTCAGCAGATTCATTACCGGCTTCTGCTTCTCCGGTTGTGTTTTCTTCAGCAACAGTTTCAGATTCTGTCACAAGCTGCGGCACAATCTTTTCCTGTTTAACAGCAATATCAAACAATTCTTTTTTTGGAAAAACTGCGGCTGTAATTTCCATGCCTTCTGTGTAGTGCTTGCCGTGATGCACAAAAGAACAGATTTTGCCGACAACGTAAATTGTGTTCTCTGGCTGAGCTGTATTTTTCTTTGACATAATCAAACTCCTTATGGTGTAACTGTTCCAGAAAGAACAGCAATGCGGTCAATTGAAACAGGCAGACACAATGGACGGCTAGAAGTTTCTGCTTCGAATGTGTTTTTCGGAACATCTGCAATAACGCGCTGTGTGTAGCGGATTCTGTTTTCAACAATCAATTCTTCAGGAACAATATCATCAAAGATTGTGCCGCCTGAAATTACAGGATGACGTGCATACATAAGACGCAAGTCAAGGCGTTCTTTGTTCGGCAACAAAATAACTTTGTCATCGTCAACAAATGGGTACTGAGTTGTATTTTCAAAAGCCTCATAAGTTGCGCTGTATGTGAACAAATTGACCTTGTAAGCACCAATCATGATGTAACCCATGTACTCGCCGCCCTTGTCAACAAGTTCAGGGTTAAGAGCTGCAATGTTAAGAACATCTTTCTGGAAGCGTTTCAGAACATCTGGATCTGCAATAAATGCTTCCCATGCTTTAGCACCAAAGATAGCGGTCGAAACATCGCAGTGGCCGTCTTTACGAATAACGTCCATTGCAGATTTAAGGTCTTCGATTACTGTTGCGCCTGCCTGATCCCATGCAGTTGAAACTGTAATTTTGTGAGACGGAGCCATGCCGTAATCGAGTGTGTAAGCGACATTGCCCTTTTCATCGGTCAAGTCAACTTTACCAGTCTGCAACATTTTTGCAGCCTGCATTTCGATTGAAAGCCGGATCATATCCTGTTCAAGCTCAAAAGAAGGCAGAAGTTCATTCTGCATTTCAGCAACCCAGCTTGCATATTTGGTATCAAACACAGTTTCTCCAGGCTTGCGGAGCATAAGGTCGTAAAGCGATACAGGACGGCTCAAAGAATAAAGCGGCGGACGAACCTGTTTGCCCGTAAACAAATCAGGTGTAATTTTTACAGCACCGCTGCCAACTGGTTTTACAACAGGCGCAATTTTTACACTGCGGTTAATAACATCAATATCAATCAATTCGCCGTTCGTAAAATACGAAGGCTTAACCGTAAAGAATGAACTCAAAAAGCCCATCCGTCCAACATCAGGACGGTTACGGAAAACTTCCAACATGGTTTCCTTAAACTCAGGAATTTTCATCTTTTAGCCCCTTTTACACAATATTTACTGGAATTGGAACAATGCTCTGTGAACGCAAAATATCGCATTCAGCATCTGTCAATGGTTCACCGGCTGCGTTAAGTGCTTTGCGGTTTACTTTACCCGCAATCATGACACGCACATTCAAATCAGCTGATGAACCTGTATCGTTTGCCAAGTCTTCGATAAGAATTGCAACGCCTGCATCTGCTGCAAGTGTTGATGTTGGCGGTGTGCCCGGTGTAACAACAACAACGGCAAATTTGCCGCTTGACTGTCTGATAAGAACAGTACCTTTTGTAAGTGTTGTATTTGCAGCAACAGTTACAATAGCTGTTTCAAATTCGTTATTGCCAATGCAAAGTGGCGGGTTTGAATAATCTGTGCTGGTAATATTAGGCATTATTTACCTCCGAGCATGAGTTTCTTGTAAGCAGCAAGTGCTTCTGCCTCAACGTCAAGCTTTGATACGCCAGGTGTTGTAACAGCTGGTGTGTTGTCATTAAGACGGGCAGCCTGCAGCTGAGTTCTGCAAAATACCTCATGATACTTTGCTGTAACTTCATCAGCAGAAACAGCAACGCCGTTCTTGATAAAATCAACAGAAGCAGAAATATCGCCGCTATCTGCTGCCATCTTCAAATGTGCCGTTACCCTTGAACGTTCTTTGTTTTCGCCTTCGGCGAAAACAGCGTTGTAAACTTCAGGGTGTTTTGCTTTAAGCTCTGCAACATCCATATGTTCCTCCGTTTTTACCGGGGCAGATGTTGCACTGCCTGCCGGAATATTTGAGTTGTTATTAATTTTTGAAAGATTTGCCATAAAAGAATCAGAAAGGCTGGCAGCGATTTTTTCATTTTTTTCTGACTTTTCGCGCCATTGTTTGACATGATTCATTGCGTTTTGATACTGAACTTTTGCCATTGCAACCAGCTGGTTTTTATCAGCTGGTGTTTCTTGGACTATGCCTTCAATTTCATCTGCATAACCATGTTCTAAGATTTCTTTGCCAAAATAATAAGTTTCAGCATCCATTGCGGCGTGTATTTGTTCAGGTGTATCGCTGCTGATTTTTGAATAAGCAGAATCACAAATCAAATCGCTGATTGATTTTGTAAGCCCTGCCATGCGTTCCATTTCTCGATAATCGCCATAGGCAAAAGCCTGTGCGTTATGAATAAAAAAGATTGAATTGTCAAAAGCTTTGATTTTTGATTCAGGGTTTCCGGCTTTTGCCGCAAGCGCAATGTAAGAAGCTGCGCTGCCTACAATGCCCTGCATAACAACAGTGCAAGAATGTGTTTTTGCAAACTCTCTGACATGATTAAAAATTGCAATGGCGGTAAAGACATCGCCACCAGGAGAATTGATTAAGATTTCAGCCTCTTCTCCAGGCTGAAATTCTTTAAGCTGGTCTGTTACATCTTTTTCAGTAACTTCATTTTCAGAATACCAATGCTCTGGAATAATCTGACCAGAAATAGTGATCCGTTTCATATTCGCAAGTATGAAACGCGCAAAACAAAGAAACTATTAAAAAAAAAGATTTTTTGAAAAACGTTTATTTTTTGTAATAAAGATAACCGAGAAGGTTTTCTCTGCTTCTAAACGCAAGTTTTGCGCCGGTTTGTGCAAAGCCGTCCTG